CTTAGCTTTATGACTGTGCCGAACAGTTTTCGCCTAGCTCACATCACAGGCATTAGTTAACGCATTAAAATCCTGCATCAAAATCGCACAAATCATCTATATCGTCAAAATCAACAGTTATATCCTGATATGTTCGATCATAAACATTGCGTTTCTGGAGATTAGCCCAAGTAGGAAACCCAATACGAAGATCGTCAACGGTAATGCCATGCTGTCGCATCTTACGAATATCATGCCGATCAACACGGTCAATCAAGTCCTGCGCTGGAACACTACCATCACCGACGACTCGCCTCTGCAAATTGCCATAAAATAATCTGAGTGAGACATACGCATCATGATTCGAGCCATGAGTACCATACGTGTGTCCTAGAACTGACAACATCGTATCAACTATATCTCGATTCTTAGGCTCCCTGCCCCAAACAGCTCTCGCTATATACTCTCGAGTCTCTCTAAACGGCAAGAACTTCGCTTGGCCCTTAGACTTATTACGATTTATTAGGGCATAATGGCGCAAAAAGATCATTCCAGGTTCCCCTATTATCCAACCACAATGCTGACGAGAACAAAAGGGGACCCCATCACGAACATCACGCAACTCAACATCAAAGCAATCCTGTAAAAATGTAGCAAACAATTTAGCTGAAAAATAAGTTGCTGAAAGACCTTTTCCTTTATTATATACGTGATCATCACCATAAACTATCAACTTAACCAGGTCAATGAACTCACGTTCTAACTGCTCCTTGTGTTCTTTAGGTGCCTTTAATATTTGATCAACACAAAAAAGACAGAAATACAATGCCATAACCCAGGAATCCATATGTGAAGTATTATAACAACCGGATGGAACACCGCCACGCTGTATACACCAGGCCGAACCAAATAACTGCGTCACTCGGGCTATAATCGACTTAATAAGTTGCTGAATAATCCTTTTCTTCAATTCATAGTCCTCTGATCGAGGATCCTCATGAATGAGCATTGAACTATAATACAAGTTAACAAAGAAACCCTTAACTCGCATATCAAACTTATCAACATCACCATCACATAGCAAAGCTTCAAAACAATTCT